TTTATATTTTCTCCTTATATTCGTTAAATTCAGTTTTCGCATCTGTTATATTTATAGGCGAGCGTTTGTCCGAGTTTAGGACAAGAGTCGGCTTGCCTGGTGGCTTATAAATGAGATCACCAAGAATTTTATCAAACTTGGTTTTACCCATTAGTTTTTGCATCTGTGTCATTGGAATAAGTGACTTTTTATAAATATCCTTATATCCATTTGCAATTGCCTTTTCTACTACGGCATTTTCATCCTTGTACTTACGAACGGAACGACCCTCTACAACTTTAAAACCATGCCACTCTTTTCCGTGGTTAACTGCTGCATCTAAAGCATAGGCTGTGATTTTATTTGCCCACTTGGTAAGGTCGGGAAGAATAGCAAGAATTTCTTCTATTTCTGCATCCGTAAGTAATGGTGGTAATTTAAACTCTGATTGTGCTAGTTTTAGCTTTTCTTCGGCTCTGGCCCTGCAACGAACTGCAGCCCTGCAGAAAGTACACCATTCACCGGGTGCATATTCACCATTTCCGTTATAAGCCAGAATTGCTTTTGGCTTGAGTTCATCTTCTGCCCATACTTTCAACTCTTCTACAGGTATTGTCCAAGTGCTGACATTTTCACGTCTTGGCTGGAAGATGGTCATGGAAACTTCCTTGATATCATAAAGACTATCGTAAATTTCTAGAGCCCCTAAGGCATACAATTTCATCTGTGGATTTTCTACTGCATCCACAAGCACACCTAACCCATATTTGAAATCAATGATATGCAATCTGTCATCAGCAATAATAATGCAATCTCCTGTGCCAAATCCATCCGGTACATAGCATGAGAAGTCAAGATGTTGTTCAATAAGAACAATCGGATCCTTACAAGTCTGCTTTGCTAGTTCATACTGTTCCATAACAAAATTAACATAAGCATCTGTGTGTTCTTCCATCTCATCAGAATCGTACTCAGAGATTGGACGCTTGCTCCTAATACCTAGTGCTTTTTTAAGTTTGTACTCGCACCATTCATGAGCTGCTGTTCCTTCTTTTGCCGCCTTGGAAGTGGTGTTATCAAATTCCAGTTCAAGTCTTGCAGATGGTGGACAATTCAACCACCTGTGTGAACCTGATGCGGAAAGTACTGCATGCTTATCCATTGCCAAGTACCTCCGCATCTTCAAGTACCTTTTTGTAATTTTTCGGATCAACTTCACTTAGACGATTTGCGCCATATTTTTGAATAATAGCCCTTACTTCAGCTGTAAATCCAAGCTGGCTCTTTTCGGCAAGCACGCCACGAACTTTTTCTAATGCTATTTGAGGTTCTTTTTCTGTCTTTCTTTTTGTAGTTGCTTTTTGTGTCTGTTCGGTTTCTTTAGAACTTGCTTCATCGCAGAATGCCTGTATGCTGTCGGCAAGGGAGCGCATATCCTGGACCACATCAAGCAATAACTTGATTTTGCTCATCTTCTTTTCCTCCTTTCGTAGTCTCACAGATAGCGAGTTCCTCTACACTGTCACCTGGAATCACAATGGTTACCCTCTGTTTATCTCCAAGGAGGAAACGCATAAGTTTTTCCCGAATAGCGACATTACGACAAGTAACGATTCCGCCTGTCTGTGGCTTTTTTGAAACACTGATTCTTAAATTGTGCTTCATAACTTTCACCTCTTTCCGAGAGCTCTTAATTTACTGCCCTCTACCTAGTAGCCACCAGAGGATATGAAATCTGACGTTTCTATAAAAAAGATTAAAAAAATAATGCCCTCAGAAGTTCAGACTTCCAAGGGCATCGTTTCTAATTTGGTATTTTGAGTTTTTGACCGCTATAAATAGTATTAGATGTAAGACCATTCAATGTTTTAATTTCCTTATATCTAGCACCACTACCTAGCAGTTTCTGTGCAATTCCCCAAAGAGAATCCCCTTTAACAATCGTATATTCCTTATAGGCCTTTCCCTTTGGATATATCTTTTGACCATCATCAGCAAATACATAATATCCAGGGTTTTTATCTACCTGCGCTTTCGCATTGCTAAGTATGCGGTATGCTCCAAGCTGTGACTTCTTATCTGCCCATGTTTTACGAACACGATACCAAGTTTTGCTAGAAGCAGGAGCGGAAGGTTCTACCTGACTAGTTAATCTTGCATTCACTTTCTGCGAAATATATTGAAATTTACTTTCTAGGTATGGCCCAGGACAAGCGGTAGCAGCAAACCATTTATGCATGGTAAGATTGCCTGATTTGTTCCCGGTGTAATTAAGCTTTGAGATACCATTACGTTTGCAAATATCAACACAAAGTTCGATTAGTTTATTAAGAGCCGTATCACTAACATGCCAATTACCACCGATCTGGTCATTGGCTACTTCAATAGTGATTGCACGATTATCATTAGCAGAGTTAGAACTGCACCAACTACGATTAGCCTCATCAACATATAATCCAACACGGCCATCCGTACCGATACCATAGTTAGAACTGGCTTTTCTACTTTTTGGTGCAAATACTGATCCACATTGTTCTACGGTAAGATTGCCTGCCATGTGATGAATCGTGATGGTATCAATCTTGTGATTTCTTGGCTTATTGCAGTTAGGACTAAGCCTTGTGTAATTAATTAAACTACTATTACTCATATTATTTTTCCTCCTTTTCGGCATGATCATTTAGCTGTTCTAAAATATCTTTTAATTTGGCAGGGATAGGTAAACCAAGGTGTCCTGCATTTTCTAAAAGGGATATTCCTTCATTGGAAATGTAAAAGAAAATCACAGCTGTCCTCAAAGCACTTCCACTTTTAAGCACGTACACATCTATAACATTTGCGACACCTACTAGCATAAAAATAAGTACCTTTTTAAAGATACCTTTAAAACCTACTTCACTAGATAACTTCTTGTCGATGATAGCGCACATCACACCTGTGATATAATCAATTACCACAAAAGCAATTAGTGCATAAAGGAAACCATCACAGCCCCCTAAAAGCCAACCAAGCCAGCCACCAATTGCAGCAAGAACCAATTGAATTGCATTCCAAAATTCCTTCATAATAAATTCCTCTCTTTCTAATTTTGTGTATAAAAAGAGCATCCACCACAATTGGCAAATGCTTAATATACCGTTAAATTTGTTTTGGCAGCCACTCCCATAACCGCATATCTTCTTGTCCAAGTGACCACATACACATGCCTTTAAGTTTCCACCGATAGGCTGCTTCATTTGCCCAGTAGATCAAACTGTCGACATCCTGATAATATAAAATAGAAAAACCATCTGCATCACCTAAAAATAATCTTGAAATCCAAATATTAATGTCCTTTGGCACAATCCTAGCTGTGTAATCATGACCACAAGTAATAGACGTCATTGTATCTGAATGAAAAAAATCATAATCGAGAGAAATATCTTCACTTCTGGTTGCCGATTCCTCAATATCTGATGTAAGGGTAAACACTTGAAATTCATCATCCCACGTACAGTGACTGCGAGATATTCTGCCATAGCTTTTAAAGCTACCATCTGGCATATACACATCAAACTGTTCATATGGTTCATAAGTCCAAGCATCACCTAATCTTAAAAGCTGGCAATTAACGTTATTATCTGAACGAATACCGGCATAGCCGCTATCACTACTAACTGTTGCTGTAAAACGCAAAGTATGAGAGGCCGACGAATATACCCTTACCGTATTTCCACGTTTTCTAATTTCAATGGTATAAGCCTTTGGACTGGTACGAATATCTGCATCAGCAGTCCTTGAAAAGCTGGTAGAATAAGCGCCTTTTAATGTAGACCCCTCATAAAGCTCTACTGCCTGGCTGTCATAATTAATACAGCAAAAAATACTACCGATAAAAACTCCTGCCTTGCCTGTGAAATTTTTAGGCAAAATTATCTGCGCCCTTAAATGAATATCAGAAAAGCTATTATAATTCCAGGCAAGCTGTCCGTAACCCTCAAGTTGAGAATAGGGCCTTATTTCTAAGCTTTTTGAATCCTGCCATACGCTCCATTTGCCAGCTAGGGTTGTCCAATAACTCTCTGGTAGCGGGTTATCATCTCTAAAATCCTCATACCACACAAGCGCTGAATCTGGCTTTCTTCGTAGCATTTCAAGCGTTAGTTTAAATCCCGTATTAGGACCTACCATATTGCCATTTACATCTTTGAACTGCCTTGGCGCAAGGGTATAGGATGCCTCTCCAGCAGTAGGTTCTTCTAAAAATCCTGAGCATACACGAAAACCGTAAAACTGGGTGCCTTTCACATCCACAGAAATTGTAAGGGTATGTGTTCCTTCTGGAAGAATTTCATTGGATGCAAGCGATGTCCAAAAAGTCGTCCGCCAATAGGGCCACCATAGACGGTTCTCTGTAAAATGAACAGTGTTTCCGTCAAGGGAAACATAGATGCCATTTATATTCCAAAATGGGTAACAAAGCAAAACAGCAACATCATATGTCCCTGCTGTACCAATTGTAAAATGATAAACAGCCTCGCCATTATCACCAAGAGTAGTCACCGTATCTGATACTGATACAACACCCGAATAGCTGTCTGGCATGGCATTATGATCTACATAAATTGTGCCAAACTCCGTCTTTTGTTCTTTACCATATGCGGTTAAATAATGTCTAGCGTTATAAGTTCCTTCCATCTGTGGATAGGCGTAACTTTTGGCATCTTTGCCTTCCATATAGTCATATACATGAGGCAATGCCCAAGGCACTTTATTAACATCATCCCAATAGGCTGTAATTGGAATCATGGGCTGAGGTGGGCCATCATCTGTAAAATTATACTGACCTGTCATCCAGTATTTCGCTGCATAATAGGTGTTGGATATTCCACGGTATGTTTTCCCTAGATTCTCAGGTGTATCATAAATTTGCCAGTTCCAGCCATAAGCGGGCATTCCTAAAAATACTTTATCCGGATTCATGACTGTAACAACATAATCATAAATACCTTCAAGCCAACTTCTAGGTGACACAGGACCAGGTGCAGACCCCGCCCAGGACATTCCATAACTCATAATGGATGCCGTATCACAGTAATTGTTTAGGTCACCATAGATGCACCAGTTCTCACCACCAACTGAACCATTAACACTTGTCATGCCTGGAAGACAGATATTCATGAGCTTTGTTGAATCAAAATCTTTTACCGTGTTGTAAATGTTACGAAACATCGCTGTGGATGCCGTGTGCGTAGAATAATCATCTCCTCTTTCAAGGTCAATATCAATACCACTACACCACGGATACTTCTCCATGATGCGAACAATTTCTGTAAGGAACATATCTTGTGCACCACCTGTGTTATCACGAAGTGCCTTGAAAATACTGTTTGTACCATCGTTTGATACAGTAAGTAGCCATTTAATATGGGGATACCGATTAATGTAAGTAAGCATACTGCTAATATTAACACCGGTTTCGTAGATTTCTCCTGTTGCTCTTACTTTAAAAGAAAATAGACCAATTTGGCTAATTCGATCGCCGTATGAAGCGAGCGCCTGATACATTCTTGCATTTCCCATAAAGGTCCACACCATGATTTCTTTTCCTTTTAATTTATCCATTAGAATGGCTCACCTCCGTCCTGCATTTCTTGCATGGTGATTAATACATTTGCTGTTTTTCCTTCTTCAAGTATTATTTTGTGCTTAGAATCCCATGCGGCACTATATTGATAAAAGCCTTTTTTCACTTCTTTAGCACCATTATTTGTACATTCTCTAGTCGATGCAAGAAGGGCCAAATCATCATCTTTGTCCACAGTATTTGGAAAGGATACCTGCTGTCCGCCAACTCCTTGGCACAACTTAACTGAACCTGGTTTCATATCAGACTTTGGATAAATATGAATATCTAGGCCTGCCGATGTTGTTCCAAGATTAAATAAAATAACAGTTTCCGCAGAGCGAACCACACCATTAAACCAAACAGGACCTTTAATTTCGCCGTTTTCTTGCAACTTCAAAAGTCTGCTTTCTGTATGTGGTTCATATCCTGTAAGTGCTACGCCTTCCTGCAACTGAAGATCTGTAAACCAAATTGAGCCAGTGCAATCGTAAATAGTAGGTGTTACAGTTACACTCATGACCCGTTTGTCTTGTTTCTTATTGATTCCTTCAGCAAGACGTATAAATCTAGGGTTAGCCATCTAGCGTCCACTTTATTTCACAGGGATGACCTACCCATCCCGTTGCCACAGAACCTGCCTGCAGGAATATATCCGTAATATAAAAAGTGCCAGTACAATTTGTAATACAGGCACAAACAGTTATAGCACTAATTTTTGTAGCATAACTTGCAGGTGTTATCTTTGCCGATGTTTTTGAAAAATAAGCCATACGCAGCCTCCCTTAGTACAAATCTATAAATCTTGTTTCTGTTGTACCATCTTCATATTCAATAACCACCTCAATACCAACCTGAGAACTATCCGATAATTTTTCTAAATTCTCAGATGCAATCTGTGCAGATAAGGTATAGCTTGAACGATTAGCTGGATACACAGTTTGTGACAGACTCTTTGTCATACCAGATATTCCTTCTGCTTTAAATGAAGCGGTTCCTGATGCACCATTCTCAGAATCTGCCTCAAAGCCAGAATTAACCCAGTAGGCAAGTTCATCGTCTGCACGAGAATTTCGAAGAAGGTTAAAAGGCACCATTTCACGAACATCGTTATTTGTAACCATACTTGTGCCTTCCAAAGAGTCTGCCACGTTATCCCACTGACTAGCAGAACTACCCAGGTTTTTAAGTGTAGTTGATAATTCAAGCACGGTGTTCCAAGGCTCCTGAAGATTATATTCTCTTCGAACCACACGGGTAGTAATTGATAAGCCTAGTTCTTTATCTTCCACCCGTATATAATCACCAAGAGACCATGATTCATGTTCATATCCTGTTAATACCGACAAATCCATAGCATTTAAAACATAGGAAACCGACGGTTTACAGTACTGAGCCAGCCGCATCTGGGCATATTCTTTCATCTGATACGGATTGGTAAAAGAGGAGCAATCCAATGTAGAAATACGAATATCAGAGGAATACGTATAATCTTCTACATAAGACTTGCCATTATTAATATCAGCAAAGGTAAGATCATCTGCTCCAATGGCATAAAGCCTTGTAACAAGACTTCTGGTATCAATAATTCGCTCTATACTTTTCATGTTTTTCTTATAGGCAAATAAAGCACCGCTATTGGTCCCGTTGACCGTAAGCAAATGAACCAGTCTGTTGGGGCAGTCAAATACCAAATCTCCGCCATGCAAGTCTGCAACATTTCGAAGAATGGAAAGAGCATTTTTTTCTTTACTTGTCCAGGTCCTTTTCGTCCTGACATTAACTGTACCAACACTCCATTCTGTTCCTGCAAGAGCATATGCCATAGCAATTTCTGGCATCTCTGCATCAAAGGTTCTCTCCTCTTTACGAACAGAAAAGGTCAAATCATAGAACTCTGCCTCAGCATAAACCTCAGTAACCGTATTTCCTTGTGTATCCTTTGTATCTGTTATGGTTCTAATTTTATAGACATCGTTAACGATCTGAATTTTCTTCTCACTATCAATATAAGCCCTCTTGCTATCTTTATAAGGAATAGAAAAAGACAAGGTATCTTCACCATTGATTTCACTTGTCGCCACAATATTGTAGGCATTTTCAAGAACGGCTTCCCAGGCTCCATTACTGTTTAGAACCACTGGTCTTGCATATCCAATTTTTTCATAAGGTGATTTGGGTATATCATAGAGCCTTATATCCGTAACCTTCGGCGTTTTACTTGTATCTGTTGTGGTAAGTGTCACCCTGAAACGGATATAAGTACGGTTTGGAGATACAAGCTTTCCATCTGATGCTATAGCTACCCAATCGCTCCAGTCACTAAGGTCATCGCTTGTAGCTGTTTCAATAAGACTTACTGCCGTTGTGCCTGATATATATTCACTTGTAACAGATACCATACCCCTGCCGGCAAGATTGCACTTTGCTGGTGCTGTATATAAAACACCTTCTGTTGGGTATATGCTATCTGTTCCACGAAGAGTAACCACACCAGATTCCGTTATGGCATCTACATAATCCGCAGTATCACCCCCGTTGGCACAAAGAGATCCCTTGAAATAATCCACCAAATCTTCTGCACTAAGTTCTGAATCTATATCTAAAAACCAGTCATCAAAGCTACCTGCATACCAATAAGCATCTGCGTGCATACCCATAATAATGTCTGCCGTGCAAGATGCATTAAGCGTTCCGGTAAATGTCACCGCAGACGATACCCATGTATCTCCGCTATTCCTATCACCAAGTACACACCAAGCTTGTTTATTGTTTGGTTCTATCACTGCCGCAAGAAAATACACTCCACCGTTTACAAGCGTAATGGTTGGTGTGAATGATTTATCCAATATAAGTGAGCCAGATGAATTATAAAGCATAATTCTCGGTCTACCTCGATAAAGGGAAAGATATAAAATAGGCTGCCCCGGACCATATCGTGTATTAAATATCGGGCAGTATGTATTACCAACAGAATAAGTGGTTGGTTTTATCCAACCTCCAACGACTATTTTTTCTCCAAAATCAGAAAACAAGGTACCATCGTTCGTTACTTTAAGATACGTCTTTTCTGTTGATGGATTGCTGATATTAATCCTTACATATCCTCCCTTTTGACCATTAAGCAAACTTGCAGTTGTCCCATCATAATTTACAATCTGCATCTTACGATTTAACCCAGAAGAGTCGGTGACGCAATAATCCTCATCAACAGCTGCATCATTAAATCGCCATAATCCCGATTTAGCATAAGATACTGGAAATTCACCGGTAAAATCAGTCTGCTTATTTAAAATTGTTTTTAAAGACATCTCATCACCTCCATCTGCTTTTTGCTTGAATACTTAATCTCGTAAATACTGCATTGCTCGTTTCAATATGAATGGTGTTTTCTCCAACTGTAAGACTTGGAAAATTAAGTTCCTCTAAATAGGGAAGAGCATTTCTTAAAGTAATCTCATTTTCATCTACTACATATGCCGTCATTTTTTCAGTATCAATAACAAGTGTTTCATTTGCTGACAACACTGCATTTACAATCTTTATTTCAGAACCATTAGTTGTAATCGTAATAGCATTACTTATCCCGGAAGTAAGAACGCCCTCAATGCGATAAATAGGAGAAGACTCCATATTACCCTTTGACCTCGTAATTGTATGTGTTCCTTCCTCTGTTATATTAAATTGTTCATCATAAATAGCATAGGCAAAAGGATCTGGGCAGAAGAACTTTAAATTAAAACTACCCGCTGAGCAAATAAGTTTTTCACAATCAACCTTGTCATTTAGCCTTGCCATAATATATCTGTCTGGAATATCATCAAAGACAAGTTGCTTTAATCCCTGCATAGGGTCAAGCCATGTAGAAATTTCATCAATTGTTTCAACTAACGCAGAGAATGTATGCTTGGGAAAGATATTACAAGCTACTGTAATTTCACGGGAATCAAAGTCTGCACCAAAATCTGTTACACCATATTTTCCTGGAACAGTTGTCGTGAAATTTCGCATACCCCCGCATACCTGCCATGAAGTAAGTCTGGCTTTTAGTCCCATGCTTTTTGAAGAAATATCATTGTAGGAAAACCCCATGGACGCACCTCCTTATGCTGTAGTAAACCGGCCTTGGGCACGGGAGCCGGTCTGAATTAAGTTATATAATTCTTGAGAAACCTTACGAATATCATCTTCATTTTGTACGACCATTTGCTGAACAGTAACTAGTGATCCAGCAAATCCACTCGCTGAAGTTGATGCATTTGATACTGCATCGCCAACCGAAGTATCAACAGAAAATTTTGAAGGAAGTGCTGTATTCATATCATCCGCAAGTCCTGTCATAACACCGTTGATGTCTTCACTCATTGTCTTGGCAGCTTTAACGGCTTCATCACCATTATCATCAATCGAATTTGAAAGGCCCTTCACAAGCATTTGTCCAACCCAACCCATCTTTTTTGAAGGAGAGTTGATATCAAAGAAATCACAAATACCATCCCATATACCGCTAACCCATCCGCTAACTTTATTCCGTAACCAAGATGCAAGACCTGTAATACCACGCCACAAGCCTTTTACAATGTTTCCACCTATTTCAACAATCCTATACATCTGACCACCAAATGCCGAAACAATTCCTGCAATAATTTGTGGAACCGCTTTTACAATTGCTGCAATAATAGTCGGTAGATTTTGAATCAGGGCCACGAAAAGCTGTACTCCTGCCATAATAATCTTATCCATATTTCCAACTAATGCATTGACAATGCTTGATATAATCTGTGGGATTGCACTTACAATTGTAGTGATAATCGTTGGTAGATTGTCTATCAAAGAAACAAGCAAATCAATGCCTGCTTGAATAAGCTGAGGAATTGCACCAAGTATTGCACTTAAAATTCCGTCAATTATCTGAGGGATTGCTTCTACAATTGCCGTTATAATTTCTGGCAAAGCCGTTATAAGTGACGTTAACAGCTGAATTCCAGCATCAATAATCTGTGGAATTGCACTGATAACAAAGTCTACAATTGCCGTTATAATCACAGGAAGTGCCTCTATTAACTGTGGAAGGGCATCAAGAAGCCCCTGTGCCAAACCCAAAATCAAAAGAAGTGCCGCATCAAGTAGCATCGGCAAATTATCAATAAGTCCTTGAACAATTGTAACAATGGCATTTACCGCCGCTGGAATAAGTTCCGGTAAAGCCTCACCAAGACCCTCTACCAAAGTTGCTATCAACTGAACCGCTGCCTCTATAAGTAGTGGCAGGTTTTCAATAATTGTATCTACTATAGTAATTACCGCATCTACAGCAGCTGGAATAAGTTCTGGCAGTAAATTTAAGAGGGTATTTAATACCTGTGAAAATAAGTCTGTAACAGTTTGAATAAGCGTTGGGAGTAAATCAGCAACCGCGTTCATCATGGCATCAACAGCTGTAGGCAGTGCTTTTACAATATTCTCAATAACAGGCATAATATTTGTGACAACACTATTAAAGGCATCAACTACATTATTACAAAGCTGTTCCATATCAGCATCTGCATTACCAAATCCTACAATTAAGTTACCAACCGCAGACTGTAAAGAATTAATAGAACCAGAAATCGTATGTTCCGCCTCTTCTGCAGTGGTACCTGCAATACCCATATTCTCTTGAATAACATGAATCGCCGAAACTACATCTGCATAGGAAGAAACGTCATAATGTATTCCAGAAATGGCTTCTGCATCAGAAAGCAATCTATCCATTTCTGATTTTGTACCACCATAGCCAAGTTTTAGGTTGTCGAGCATCGTATAGTTCTGCTTTGCAAAACCCTGATAAGCATTTTGAATTGTAGACATATCCGTACCCATTTTATTGGCATTATCAGACATATCTGTAATAGCCATATCTGCATAATCAACTGCTTTTTCCGTATCACCGCCAAGGGAAGAGATAAGACTTGCAGAAAATGAGGTGACTGTTTCCATATAGTCATTGGCTGATAGTCCCGCTGTTTTATAGGCATTGGAGGCGTATTCTTGCAGTTTACCTGATGATCCCTTAAATAAGGTATCCACACCACCAACCAGCTGTTCATAATCAGAATAAGCAGAAACTACTTCTTTTCCAAGTTTCACAGCGGCTGCCCCAGCAGCAATTACCACAGCACCCATAGCTGCACCTACTGTTTTAAGAGCAGTACCTAATCCTTTGAATTTACTTTCAGATTTTTCAGCAGCATTACTGGCATCATTAATTTCGTCACCCATATCATCTGCACTGCCAGTGACATCATCCATTTCACGATCCATATCTCTTAACGAATCCTCGGCATCGTCATAACTAGAATTTGCTTCATCAAGTGCAGAATTGTTCTGTTCTAGTGAATGCTCCATATCATTAAGGGTTGCTTTTGCATTATTTAACTTGATTTGCCAATTCTGCGTTCTTCTATCATTTTCACCAAAGGACGTGGCTGCATTTTCAAGGGCAGAACTTAAGGCTTCAATTTTATTTTTTTGTGCTTCAATTTCTTTATTGAGCACTTGGTTTCTAGCTGAAAGAGCCTGTACCGAATGATCATTTTTATCAAACTCGGAGGAGACTAATTTCATTTCAGATCCAAGGACCTTAAAAGTTCGGTTAATTTCAGTAAGTGCCTTTTTAAACTCTTTTTCACCTTCAAGACCAATCTTTAAGCCAAAATTATCTGCCATATTTTCCACCTCCCTTATCAGATTCCTTCAGGTATAATGTCATCAATAAAATGCTCATGCTTTGGTTTTGCAAGTCCATTATATTGTTTATGGCATTCCCATAGGTCAAGCAGCAAACCAAACGGCATCAGCCAAACCTCATCCATTGCTAGATGCAGCTGACTAATGCCGTAATATAAAAGCCTCGTAAATAACTCTTCGTCACTTACGGGGCTACCGTGTTTTTTGAATCTGGTTCACTTTCAATATTTCTTTTTGCACCTTTATAAAGCGCATTCATAATAGCTTCTTTATAATCCGCCAGTTCAGCTGGACTAGTAAGGATTTCAACCTCTTCTTCTGTGAGCAGTTCTTTTTGATCCTCTTTATGCTTAATGTTATAAATAAGCGTACTCTGATTAGCAAGCAAGGTAATGAGCCATACGATTTCTGAAAGAGCCATCTCCACATTTTCAGATTTCATTAACTTATCTCCAAGATTCTCAAGTCCTCCATAGCGACCTGCAATTTCTTTTGTTGCCTTTGTTGTAAGAAGGAGTATATATTCATCTCCTCCAATTATTATATTTGATGTACGTTCTGTATCCATTATTTAACCCTCCTGTTGTGCGGCAAACGACGGTTCATAGACCTGCGTATACCAGCCACTAATAACTTCTGCTGGAACATCAGCATCGCCTTCGGTAACCTCCGCTTTCCACGGATGCTTTCCGCTTGTGTCAGTTTTATTTCTTCTAAGAACCGTTCCCTCAATTGTAGGTGTTGAGAATGTAATACTGTCACCTTTTGTTGCAAGATTTGTTGCAGGAACGCCAAACTTAACCCTATAAAGCCAATAATACTTATATTTTCCGTTTGATTTCTTTGCACGAAAACCAATCGCAACAGGTGTCCCGCCATCTTCACTTGCAGATATTACAACATTGTTGCTGTCAACAGACACGCCTGTCAGTGCTGCTGCCGTTGCTGTTCCTATATCATCCACTCCCAGTGAAAGAGTTCCATTCTTAAACTCCTTCACAATTTCAGAGGCCCCATCATCCGCGTAAAGGGTAGCCTCGGCAAGTTCTACAGATAGTTCAGCAGAGATTGCTTTTGCAAGTTGCACCGGTGTGTCATAGGTTTCTTCTTCTGTCGTTGCGTCCTCAGTAATCGGCGCATAATAAAGTTTATCAAGACCAATTGTAGCCATTTATTCTTCCTCCATTTCATAGTTTTTAGCCACATCCACGTTGTAGTGATGATAGCCTGTATCAGTTTCAAATCCAATATAACTTCGTGCTGTTATCGTAAAATCATTAAATAATAATGCCCGCACAATAGCATTTTTCATCTGCATATAATTTTTTTTTGAATAAAGTGCAATCCGTGCTTCCTGAACATCAATTTCAGGTGCATTATCCGCGTGAAGTTCAAAGGTATCCGTCATTGGAACAACTACAATATACTCTGAAGGTGCCTCATCTGAAAACACTCCTGTTTCAATCGAAACGGATAAACAAGAAAGTACCGTCCGTATATCTGATAGAATATTCATAGTTTCTTAACCTCCTCATCAAAGGTGTTTTCCATAGCAGAAATGCACGCCTTCTTAGATGCGCTTTTTGCAGGTTTTAAAAATGGCTTAGCAGGTTGGCCATGTTTCCCATATTCGATGATATTTGCAATTTTTGCATTGCTTTCTCCGTCAGATCTTGGCTCTTCAAAACCAATTTTAATATTGTGATTGCCATTTCTGTCCATTTTGACTGCAGTTACACCAAGCGCCTTTGTAAGTTCTCCTGTAGCGCGAGATTTGTACTTTGTATTCTTGCCAATTGCAGTGGATAGATTGCTTTTCGTTCTTTCAAATACGACCTTGCCACCAGCAGTCAATACTTTTTCTGCTACTTTATCAAAATCTGAACCAAGTCCAGATAGCTTCTCCAAATACGCATCCGGCATTTTAATATCAACTTTTGCCAACACTGCTCACCACCTTTTTAGCCAGTACCTCAATATACATTCCACGTCCTTTTACATTTTCCACAGAAGTAATATTAAACCGCTCATCCCCATAAATCAGAAACTGCTTTGTTGTTACCGTAACTTCAGGAATAACACGAAATCGAAAGAGATCTGTTGCCTCTGAAAATGCCGCAAGGTTTGCCCACCGCTCACTTCCATGCCTGCCTTCACGGTACACACGAATATGTGCAAGAGTCGCTTCTATAGTTGTAGCAAACCCCTCATCATCTTTTGTTGTCGTTATTTCTTTAAGATCAGCAAATCCATTCATTTTTCCAAAACTCATATCACACCTTCCAATCCCGGTCAAGCCGTAAAAGAAGATTAACGGTATTCCATACTTGCTGTCCTGCCGAAACATTATCCGCAAAAAAACCACCTGTTGAGCCGTCCCTTGATTCATAAAAATGACTGGCAAGCATAATAATTGCTTGCTCTGTAGTAGCAGACATAGTATTAGTTGTATAATAACCTTCTAAAATATGCTGATAGCTTTCTGCATAGGAAACGGCAGCAGTGATGTAACTATTAAGAAGATCATCATCTACGGTATGATCGATTATAAGATTTAACTTTACTTTTTCAAGTAATCCTGTAGTTGCCATCACTTACGCCTCCTTTTTTATTCTGCCTCAATAAATCCTGCCGCTTTAAGTTTCGCAATAAGTGCATTAAAATCTGTAACAAGACCTGCCACATCTTCTGCGGTACTGTCTGCCTGCGTTTCAGCTTTGGGAAGACCAGAAATTGTAGCACCCTCATCAATTTGAAGAGTTCCACTAATTTCAAGTGTTCCACCAATGACGGTTTTTTCACCGTCCTGCTTTATATAGTTTTTCGTGTTATAACTCATAGTTTGCCTCCTTATCCTTTTTGCACAAGAACTTTAATTGCCTCTGGAAGAATAAGTTTGCCATCTACACGCTGAGAGGCAAGAAAACCTACTTGTCCGTTTGCAGCATAAAGTTCATTGAGTCTTTTAAAGGAACGTCCCTGACGGTCTGCAATCCAGTAATATCCAAAATCACCAAAGGCAATAGATTTTACACCCGCCGCAATCGTTGGCATATAGGCAGAGGTATTAACTGGTCTTCCAAGCAAAGTATCTGGCGCTCCCGTAGTAAGGGAAGGCTGCCACAAATACTGTCCACTACCATCTTTTAGCTTTCTAACCGCTTTTACAGTTGCATCGTTAAGAACCCATACGGCATTCTTACGATATGGTGCATTTAAGCTATAAAATAAATCAATTATCTCATCTGCAGTAATCGTAGTCGCACCTGATGTAGTAACTCCTGTCTGTGCACCTCCTGCAGCAGCAAGAATGCCAAGAGGCTTACCAGAACCATCACCCGTAAAGAATGCCTCTTCTTCTTTTGTACCAATTCGACGAGCAAACTCCTTAGTAATATAGCTTTCAAGGTCAAAAACACTGTCATTTAGAAGTTCCTCTGAAACCTTAATCATAGTTCCTAACTTATAAGCCCCAATTGATACCTGTCCGAAAGAATCATCGCTTTCAATATAAGCACCTTCTTCATCAATCCAAGATGCACTGCCTTTAGTTGCAACAACTGGAATTTTTCGATCTCCACTAGAAGTTTGAATAATCTTTGCAAGCTTACGGAAGATGTTTTCATCCTCAAGCGCCTCAACAAGGGTATGTTCAAATTCATCTGGAACAAGGTAGCCACCCTCTGAATCTGTGCCCACTTGCAATGCATTCACAACAGCTGGCATTGGAGCTTTGGCTCTCATTACATTCCAGAAGTTCTTTTTGTAATCTTTAGCACCTCGCCCTGTTTTATCATCTTCTTTATCCTCATCTTTGACTTTCATCGGTCTTTCCGTAAGGGGAGCGTTCACAGGCTTATTAAGTTCTGCTTCAATAGCATCTTTTCGTTCCATACGCTTGATTTCATTAGTAAATTGATCAAGGTCTGTTTCCATACTTGTGTACGTAGCATCATCTTCAGCACTAAGTACACCTTTTTCATTTCTGTGCGTATCAAGAAAGCCTTCCATTGCATTCCACATTTTTGCACGTTTTTCACGCATTTCTATAATTGTCATCATTAATATCCTCCATTATATATATTTTTTGATTGTAAAAAGACGCTCTTTGAGTTCATCAACAGAGCGTCCTTGGGGTTTTACAGTTTTCACCGCAGAAACATTTGCCGTCTTTTCTACAATTTTGTTTAATAGATTGGTCGCGACGGCTTTTCTAGAAAAGGCATAAGCGGGAACAGCCATATCTAACAGCTTGTCGTCCGTCAGTACATCGTCTGCAAAGCCATAATCAATGGCTTTATTTGCATTCATCCAAGTTTCTGCATCCATAAGATGTGAAAGTTTGGCTCTGGAATGTCCCGTCTTTATTTCATAGGCATTGATAATGCTTTCTTTTACTTCACCTAGCATTTCAATGGCCTTTTGCATATCCTCATGATCACCAGCTGCAATTGTTGCAGGGTTATGAATCATCATGAGGGACGTTGGCGCCATTAGCACTTTTGTACCCGCCATAGCAATAACGGATGCAGCAGATGCAGCAATACCATCAATTTTGACTGTCACATCCCCTTTATAATCCATCAGCATAGAATAAATTTGACTTGCTGCAATGCAGTCACCACCAGGTGAGTTTATCCAAATTGTAATAGGACCACTGCCACTGAATAGTTCATTCTTAAACTGGGTAGGTGTGATATCATCGTCAAACCAGCTTTCTTCCGCTATCGTGCCATAAAGTTCAAGCACTCGTTCTGCTTCTTCCTGTTCGCTTGTTTGATTCTTCCACACCCAAAACTTCTTGTTCTTCATCGGATTCTTCCTCCTTTCCATCATTGTTGTTTTCTGTATCTGCAAAAGCACCCGCTTTTTCAAGAGGAAGCATATTGCCATTTACAAGGTAAAGGTCACCACCATCTTTAGCTGGAATACGGTCGAGATTTTCCAGTTCTCTGATATCATTTGCAGACATCCATCCGTTCTGCCTTGCGGTGGCATAACCGCTCATACGACTTTCATAATCGCCTCTAAGTAATCCTTCCACATTGAATTTGAAAAAATATTTCTTTTTCTCTTCGGGAGTAAAAAGGATACGTGACAGCGATTGCTCCCAGCGAACCACCCACGGGTCAAGGGTATACTTTACAAACTCAAGTGATTGTTGCTCTATATTAGAAAAACTCGATTTCTCCAAATCACCAACCATATGAGGTGGCACTCGGAAAATTCGAGCAATTTCATCAATCTGAAACTTTCTTGTTTCAAGGAATTGTGCCTGTTCTGGTGAAATAGAAATCGGTGTATACTTCATTCCTTCTTCCAAAACAGCTATTTTATTGGAATTGGCACTGCCACCAAATTGGGATTGCCATGCTTCACGAACTTTGCCTGGTTCTTTAATTGTTCCAGGATGTTCAAGAACACCAGAAGGTGCGGCACCATTAGCAAAGAACTTTGCTCCATATTCTTCTGTGGCAATTGCAAGGCCTATGGCATTTTTAGCCATCGCAATCGGTGAATATCCAACTAAGCCATCAAATCCAAGCCCCGGAATATGTAGTACATCTGAGGTACTAAGTTTAACTGTAACACCTTTCATTGTGGGTGCGTCATCAGAAGATTTTGTATAAAGATAATACAGCTGTCCATTTTCATCCCTTTCAACCGTCATCCTATTTGGCATCAAGGTATAGAGTGCCACAATTTCACCTTTACCATTTCTTATTATTTGCGCGTAAGCATTACCCCACAGCAAAAGGTGTGTCATTAGTGTTTCTCTAAACACAAACGAACTCATCTCCGGATTTGGCTCCTCATAGAGCAGATGATATAAAGGATGATCAATTGCTTTTTCCTTACCTCCGTCCTCGGTATATCTATAAAGGTGCAAAGGAAGTCCTGCAACAGCCTCAGATAAAATACGGACGCAGGCATAAACAGCTGTCATCTGCATTGCCGAGCGTTCCGTTACTGCTTTTCCTGCTGTAGTTCCTCCCATAAAGAAGGAATAACTGCTACCGGAAGTTCTGTCTGTAGGCTTATCCCTTGACCGAAACAGCCCGCTAAATATACTCATATATAAATCATCCCCTTTCAAATAAACAAAATGCCACGGCTATCATAAACCGAAGCACTTGTATCATTACCGCAACGAATGGCTCTGTCTAATGCCATAATTACAGCAACTGCACCATCAATTTTCTCTGTTGATTTTTCTTTGTCTGGTTTGATATTTCCTGCTGGATCCGTTCGAATATAGATGTTATCCATCATCCACCTTAAAACAGGATGGCCACCATGCGCCATTTTCTCTTCCAGCACTAGTTTCATTAATTCTTTTGTTGGAGGACTCATATCTTTAAATCCCTGTCCAAAGGGAACAACCGTAAATCCCATGCCCTCAAGGTTTTGTACCATCTGAACAGCGCCCCAACGGTCAAAGGCAATTTCTCTGATATTAAATTTCATGCCAAGTTCCTCTATGAATTTTTCTATAAATCCATAATGGACAACATTTCCTTCTGTTGTTTTAAGAAAATCTTGTTTTTCCCATACATCATAAGGCACATGGTCACGCCTTACTCTTAAATCAAGGTTTTCCTCCGGTATCCAAAAATAGGGAAGTACCATATACTTGTCATCTTCATCTACTGGCGGAAACACAAGCACAAATGCTGTAATATCCGTTGAGGAAGAAAGGTCAAGGCCACCGTAGCAAACTCTTCCCTCTAATTCTTTTTCAGAAACAGCAAAGGAACACTTATCCCATTTATCCATTGGCATCCACCGAATTGCCTGTTTGACCCATTGATTGAGTCTTAGCTGCCTGAATGAATTTTCCTCAGCAGGATTTTGTTTTGCTGATTCACAAGCCGCTTTAACCTTATCAATACCAACTGTAATACCAAGAGAAGGATTTGCTTTCTTCCATACTTTTGGATCAGTCCAGTCTTCCGATTCCTTCGCTCCATAAATAACGGGATAGAAGGTAGGGTCTACTTTCCTCCCCGCCAGAAGATCTAAAGCCTTTTGATGGGTTTCATAACAAATAGACTTGGTGTCTGTTCCAGCTGTTGTAATAAGAAAATACAGTGGCTGCATACGTGCATCTCCAGATCCTTTTGTCATAACATCAAACAATTTTCTGTTTGGCTGTGTATGCAATTCATCAAAAACAACCCCATGAATATTAAAGCCGTGTTTTGAGTATGCCTCTGCGGAGAGGACCTGATAAAAGCTATTTGTTGGATGAAAAATAATCCTTTTTGTAGCTGTGAGAATCTTTACCCTTTTATTAAGTGCTGGGCACATACGAACCATATCAGCAGCAACTTCAAAAACAATGGAAGCTTGCCCTCTGTCAGCTGCACAACCATAAACTTCTGCACGTTCCTCGCCATCACCACAGCAAAGAAGTAATGCAACAGCTGCAGCAAGTTCAGATTTTCCCATTTTCTTTGGAATTTCGATATAAGCCGTATTAAACTGCCTGTATCCATTTGGCTTTAAAATACCAAAAATATCACGAATTATTTTCTCCTGCCAGTCGATCAATTCAAAGGGCTTTCCTGCCCATATACCTTTTGTATGGCAAAGGCATTCTATAAATCTAACCGCATAGTCTGCTGCATCTTTGTCGTAAACTGAATTCTTGGCCTTAAAAGGAGTTTGTTTATATTTTTTTAGTTTTCTGATATGCCCTCACCTCCCTTTTTGTAAACATAAAAAAATACAGCCGCTAAGCTGTTTTACAAAAGAAAGAGCCAATCGGCTCAATCTCATTAATATTTGCTTTTCTAAAAATCAGTAATTCTCACTATGAAGAAGTATCTCAAGTGCAATCTGTGTTTCTTCATCAATTGCCTTCATATCCCAACCTCTATCATAGTTGCATACAATTTCACCGTTTCGCTTTAACATAAGTTTACTAATCTTTCCGCCATCTATGCCATAGCTACTACCATTTTTATAGACCTTAAGCCAGTAATGAAAGATACTATTATAAACCTTCAAACTTCCTTCTTTCCACATAACTTAATCCTCCTGACCGTTGATTATGAATTTCACATACTTTGCTTTTTCTTCTTCAAGTAAATTCACCAATTCATAAAAATCCATCTCATAGGCAATTCTTTGTACCGCATGGATATCAAACATATTGGTAAGACCTGTTTCACGAACTGCAAGAATCTGTTCTTTAATTTTTTGATTCATTGTCAATCCTCCTGCACTTATCTACGCCATAGGCTACCGAAAGGCCACAACCATTGTCCCACTTCACCATGATTGAACCAATATCATCTACACCAATAACGGTTCCTTTTGTTCCAGTTGGTGGTGCCTGTATGTCCTCCATCTGTATAAGTTCAACCCGTGTTCCCGTAGGATACTCCTTGCGGATTTTCTGCACAATTTCTTTATTTGGAAATCTCATTTTTGGCACCCCCTTTGAAAGCTGATGAACCTGTGAAATTTTTGAGTAGAATCTTTCGCTCTACTTTATATTCCTCCCCAATAAATCCCAAGCGTAGGAGCAGGCAACGGAAAGCGTATTTTTCATTTTCTACTTCTTTTTTCTTTGCCTGAATGCGTTTTTGTTTTCTTGTCATCTCGCAAAGTGCATAAATCAAATGTGTATAGGCCTTAACCGCATCACTGTCATTAGGTTTAATGGAAAACCAAGGAAAGGAAATCTTTTCTTCGTCTGTTTCGATGGGTAAGCTATCAATACCCAGTGCTTTTTTAATAAGGCTACCTTTTGCCTCAAGCAAATGCTCTAGGTTTGAAAAGCTACTATCTGTTAAGGACGTCCGTGGTATTGTCACTGTAAGCCCGAAATCACCGCTCTGTGCGGCTTCTTCCTCTTGATTGGCATTCTCGGTTGACTTCGTTTTTTCTTCCGCCGTATCAGGCTTTGTTAAATGCTGTACCTTAGCTGTGAACCCTTTCTTTTTCAACTTTTCTAAAAGGTTCTTAATCTCCTCACTGCCCACTTTGTCATCAAAGAATAGCGTTCCAAAACGGTCGATGGTAAAATAATCTAACTCATACTCAAAGGATGGCACACCTTTGTATATGGCTTTAGCTCCTGTTATCTCGCTGATTGCGGCAACCATGCTCTTTCGTTCTTTACCTTGTACATTAAATTTTACTTCCATATGAAGTACCTCCTTAATTTTGTACTTACATATATCACTCTAAACCACATAAATAGCAAGCCTTTCTACGATATAATGAAATTCTTTTGTATTTACAGAATGAATCACAAAATAGATGTACTACCCTTTCAATTCCTCCTCAATTCCTAATTCATCAAATCTATAAGTAAGACCCTCTCGAACTACTGATACCTGTTCTGAAGAACCCACCTGCTCAATATACCTTTTAACAATGACATCGCAGAACTTTTCATCAAGTTCCACCATGTAACAGATGCGTTCCGACTGCTCACAGGCAATCAGCGTAGAACCACTTCCACCAAATGGATCAAGAACAATAGTATTACTCATTGAGGAGTTCATAATCGGGTATGCAAGCAAAGCAACAGGTTTCATTGTTGGGTGGTCTCCGTTTTTCTTAGGCTTATCAAATTCCCAGATGGTTGTTTCTTTCCTTCCTGTGTACCACTGATGCTTTCCTTTTTTCTTCCATCCAAATAATATAGGCTCATGCTTCCACTGATAAGGAGAACGACCTAGCACAAGGGATTCTTTCTTCCAAATACAGCAACCTGATAAATAAAACCCTGCATCCGAAAATGCTCTACGAAAATTAAGACCTTCCGTGTCAGCATGAAAGACATAAATCGATGCATCTTCTGCCATCACTTCTTCGGTATTTATAAACGCATCTAAAAGGAAGGTGTAGAATGCATCATTCTCCATATGGTCATTTTTAATTTTTCCAGCTGACCCTTCATAATTTACATTATAAGGAGGATCGGTAATCACAAGATTTGCTTTTACTCCAGCCATAAGGTTATCAAAGGTATCCTTCTTCGTAGAATCACCGCAAACAAGTCTATGTCTGCCAAGCGTCCACACATCTCCAAGTTTAGAAAATACAGGCTTTTTAAGTTCCGCATCCACATCAAAGTCATCATCGTGAATACCATCTTTTATTGTATCCTTAAAAAGATCATCTAGTTCTTCTGGTTCAAAGCCAGTAAGAGATACATCAAAATCAGCACCTTGCAGATCTGAAATCAAAAGAGCCAATTTATCTTTATCCCAATCACCACTGATTTTATTTAAAGCAACATTGAGCGCCTTTTCCTTTTCTTCCGACAGTTCCACTACCACGCACTCAACTTCAGTAATATTCATATCAATAAGCACCTTTAATCTTTGATGCCCACCAACAACACGGCCGGTCACCTTATTCCAGATAACCGGATCTACATAGCCAAATTGCTCAATGGAGCGTTTTAGCTTTTCATATTCTGAATCCCCTGGCTTTAAATCCTTACGGGGATTGTAATCAGCAGGCAGTAAATCTATTGTATTCTTTTTCTCAATTAACATCTTTATCTTCCTTTCCTAGTAGATAAGAGCCGCTCCATTAAGTTATCTTGTGGTGTCATACCACCATATTCCACTGAGCAATTTTCCTTTACAATCTGGTAAATCTGATACCAAGTCTGGTTTACCTGTTTCATGTAAGTCTGACTCATTGAAACATAAGGAGAAGCTATAGCATTGCCGGTGGTCGGATGTTTTGCTAGAAACCCGTATTCTGAGATACACTCTTCGCATTGAATCCAACGTGAAACGCTCATGGCATACTGTTCAATCAGCTGGTTGTTTACTAACATTTCACAGCCTCGTTCTTTTAGCCACTGCCATGTTTCCTTGTAGATATCCTCAGCACACAAATCTTTGCCATTTTTCTGCTCAGCTTTTAAGTATTCTTTTATAGGTGGTACATCTGCACCTTCAATTTCTGTAGGTTCAGGTAAAACCATCGTTCCATTTACTTTACCATTAGCTATTTTATCTGTCAGAGCCTTAGATTTTCTTCCGGCACCAACACGCTGTCCTCCACGATTTGTGCCGTCTTTTGCCAATTGTTCACACCTACTTTCTTTTGCAGGGGTTTATACCCCCTTTGATTTCTGATTTTTGCACACAAGACCCCAGGCCGTTGCCCAGCATAAAAGGTGTAGAGATTAAGATCCCCCCTGGATCACTTACGAATCTGCCTATCACCTAATTCAAAATGAATTTTATTGTGACATGATTTACAAAGGGACATTAAATTACTTTTGTCATGCGTTCCGCCTTGTGATATGGGAAGGATATGATGAACCTCTTCCGTTGGCGTCAGCCGTCCTTCTTTCAAACACATCTCACACAAGGGATGTTCTAAAACATAACGATCACGAATTCTTTTCCACGCCCTGCCATACTTTTTGTTCACATCTTTAGAGCGTTCATACTTGTCATACTTTCTTCTTTCCTGCGCCTTATGCTCTTCACAGTACTGTCCCTCGGTTAAATTGGGGCATCCTGGATAACTACATGGACGCATTGGTTTCTTTGGCACTTTGCCACCTCCATTTTTTGCATAGAAAAAGCCCCACAGGATTGCTCCCGCAAGGCTTGCCTCTCTTAGTCTTTTGCTAATTATACTATAACATAAAATGGACTGTGGTGTCTTGTTGCAAAGTGTTGCAAAGTGTTGCAAAACGTGCAAGTTATATCTTTATAGGGTTATCCGGCAAAGCCAAATGCTTAATTGCTGTATTATGCCATCGATATATGGTTGTCCTATCCGCATTTAATTCATTCCCAATTTGTTCCCATGTAAGTTCAAGTACATAACGGTACCGAAGCACCATGCGTTCATCTGTATCAGCAACTCCGTTAATGACCTCACGTATCTGTTCCTTCAATGCAACAAGAGTATCTACTTCTACATTAATTTTATCCTCCAAATCCATAATTCGCTCTAGGCACTTTACAAAAGGCGCATCCGTATTTCTCGAAGTCATAACCCGTTCCTTATCATATCTTGGTGAAGAAACGCTGCCTGCCATTTCACGAAGCCTGTCCATTTCCTCTATGTTTGACTGTATCCTTTTATCAAGCCGATACGCCTGATGTAAATACTCTTTTACTTTCATTTAGCATTTACCTCCATTCTTAGCTTTTTCATTAAGAAATCTCCATCAACAGAGGTAAGTTCTCTATACCAAGCAGAGTGGAAGAACCTCTCCACCTCAATTATGGTGTGCTTTGCATCCTTATTTTTAGGATTCCTTTTTAATTTTTTTATGGCCTCTCTATAATCCTTAACCGACTGTAGAATAATTGCATTGGCTAATACCTCCATAGGCTCTGTCATCGCACCACCTCCAGCTTTGCTTTTACCGCATTGATAAGTGCCGTCTGCGTTTTCTCTTTCTTAGAAAGGGCTTTCATAACATCTTCATCAATAGTGCCTTTCGTAATAATATGGTGAATAACAACTGTATCTTTTTGTCCTTGTCTATAAAGCCTAGCATTTGTCTGTTGATACAACTCCAATGACCAAGTAAGGCCAAACCATATAAGAGTAGATCCTCCACTTTGAAGGTTTAATCCATGTCCTGCCGATGCAGGATGAATCACAGCAACTGGAATATTTCCCTTATTCCAATCTTCAATATCTTTCGATGATTTTATCTGTCTTACTTGAAATCTTTTTTGTATACGCTCCAAATCGTGCCTATACCAGTAAGCTACAAGTACGGGTTTCCCATTAGCTCCTTCAATCAAATCCTCCAGGGCATCAAGTTTTCTGTCGTGAATATGATGAGACTTATTATCTTCATCATAAACAGCACCATTTGCCATCTGCAAAAGTTTTCCTGAAAGAACTGCAGCATTGACCGCATCAATTTCCTCTCCTTTAACGTTTGCCACCATGTCATCACGAAAGGTTGAGTAAATATCCCATTCTTTATCATCAAGGTATACCGGTACTTCATTTATCACGCATTTTGGCATTTTCAAATAGTCGCAAGATTTCATGGAAATGGTAATATCAGAAATTTGTTTATATATCTTTTCTTCAGCACCTGGAAGTGGCTTATATGAAAAAATCATCTGAGCATTTCGTTTGTCTGGACAAAAGAAAGTATTACGGTAGTGGGTGATGTACCTTCCAAGCCTTTGACCCAAATCAAGGATTCGAAACTCTGCCCATAAATCCATCAATCCATTTGATGATGGTGTTCCAGTAAGTCCTACTATTCTTTTTACTTTAGCCCTTATCTTTAAAAGACTTTTGAATCGCTTTGCACCATAGGATTTAAATGACGATAACTCATCAATAACAACCATATCAAAATCAAAGGGAATACCACTTTTGTTAACCAACCAATCTACATTTTCTCGATTGATAATATAAACGGTAGCTCTTTTCATAAGTGCTGCTATTCGCTCTTTCTCGCTACCTACTGCAACCGAATAGGATAGCCCTTTTAAGTGGTCCCATTTTTTGATTTCAGCAGGCCATGTAGATTTACATACACGCAAAGGTCCTATTACAAGCACTTTTCTTATTTCAAATTGGTCAAGACATAGGTCGAAGATTGCAGACAATGTAATAATTGTCTTACTCAACCGAGGCCCATATCAAGAAATATTGCAGAAGCAGGCTTTTCTTCTATAAAATCAATCGCATACTGCTGATAATCATGTGGTATGAACTTCATTTGGCATCACCTCCAATCTCTCGTAACACTTCATCTATTTGATCCACCCCATCAATGCAGTAAACCAAAAATCCAAGTGATTCTAACTGCCTTTTTCGCTTTACTTGCAGTGGTCTCATCTTTTTACCTGTAGCTTTTAATTCAACAAAAGCAAACTTTCCATTAGGTAAAAGAACTAGTCGATCTGGCACCCCATTTAAACCTGGACTTACAAACTTTGGTGACATCCCATGTCTTTTCTTTACCGCTGCCACAAGTTTTTGCTCTATATATTTTTCTGTCATATATTCCTCCTATTTGACACAAGAAACACAACTATCACAACGATTCCCTATATATACTTACGCGCGTGCACACTCACAGGATTTAACTATTCCTTTTATAAAAAAAGCATTTTGAATATAAGGAAAAAAGTTGTGTTGTGTGTGTCACTCCTATATCATTTTTTGGTATAATCGCTGTCTTCCGTAAATGGGCAAACGCTTGATATTAGTGGTTCGCTCCCATCCTGAAATCTGAGCCATAAGTGCAGCAATTTGATAACTATCCGTAGCTTTTAAGTCAGACAGGCTATGATTTAAGCACTCACACCATATCTCTGCATTGCTTACAGCGTTTCGTGCAATACTGCCTGTATGCTCTCCACCGCCAAACTCACTGCCATTTAAGTAATTGCGACGGGCAAATAAATCCATTTCATTCCAATCAGCAGGTAGGAGTGTATTAAGATACTCTTCCACCATACCGACACGCTCATCACTTTCCATTGCGCCTTTTTGTGCTTTTTCGGCTTCTTCTAAAACATCACCTTCAAGGTACAACTTTTCGCCAGACTTCCATATTTCTTTTGCCTCTGCCCAAAACTGTTGCCTATATTCTTCAGTAAAGTTCCATCTCTTTTTCTGCTTTCTTTGATGTAGCTTAATAATCCAAAAACGACGATTACCCGTAATATCACGGAGATATCCACGCTCACCATTAACTGTTGCAATAATGATACACTGTCTTGGATGACTTTCCACAACCCTACCGTAAGACGGACGATATTTATCATCAGATGTTGATAGAAAAGCTTTAACCTTTTCTATATCAGCTTTCCTCATACCAGCAAGTTCTCCAATTTCAACTACCCAAAATCCCTGTAATTTTTCTGCTCCCGATTTATCATCCATATCTGTAAGGGACAGTGTTTCAGAATAGTAATCCGCCGTTACAAGGTCTTTAACAATCGTACTTTTACCAATACCTTGATCACCATCAAGCACTGGAACGCAATCAAATTTAATTCCTGGAACATAGATACGAGCAACTGCAGCTGCAAATATTTTTCTTGTCACAGTTCTTATATAATCTGTATCATCAGCCTGCAGATATTTGATAAAAACATTCTCTACACGCTTAATACCATCCCAATTAGGCAAGGCATCGAGATAATCTCTTACAGGATGGAAGTGCCTGTCGTCAGTGACCTTGGTAAATGCCACATCGTGGTTTCGGCTTGAAAATGCAAGATATCTGATATCAATAATAGATTTTAGCTGTGCCGTATCGGCATCTCTCCAAAACACATTACCCTCCGGTCTTTCCCATGGGATAGGCCCTGTGATTTGAATTCGATTGGCCAATTCGTTATATGCGAAGTTTGCAAAATCGGAATCATTGTTAAGAATCAAGTTAAGATTATATACACTGTTCTCCAATATCTGACTGCGAGGCTGATATTTAAGCTTTGTTTTCCAGTCATCACCACTTGCCAAAAAATCTTCTTTTGCTTCTGCAAGCCGCTCATTGGTAATAAGCAACTTGACCTTATCATCATTCATTACGAACTCACACATAGCCTTGTACGATTTTTTATCATCATCGTTTCCAAACTTATGGATACGAACAAGATCAAAAGCATTTAAAAGCTGACTACAGGCTGGGTCTGATGCATGATGGCTATAAGAAAACTTATCATCATAAATTTGCACGCCTGGCATAGAGTCTGAATCAATAAAATCATATCTATTTGGATTTTCTGTAGGCGTATAAACATCAGAAAGAAAAGTTCCCATAACGTCTGTTATGGAATAAGCACGACAGAATGCTCCTACTACACCTTCTTTGGCAATAGGGTCATCTTGTTTCTTACCTTCATATGTTTTAGCCACGCTCTCACGAGATGATGTGGGCAAAAGTGAGCAGTCTTTCCAATTTGGATGAGCTGCAAGAAATATATCTGGGTCAAGCCACTTTCCATCGACACGCTTAAAAATATACTCGCCGTTTGACGGGCTAGTCGGCCAATACATCAGCTGATTAGGCTGATAGGAGCATTCATCAAATTGGTCGATACCCCATTCATCTGCAAAATATCTCGCAATAGCTACATACTCATCCGATGTAACGTCACGGGTCATAGGAATAATAATACGGACCCTTGGCGCTTCTGGTATATGTCCATGTGTTGTATATAGGACTGCTGCATATTTACATTCACTGCAAAATTTATCAATAAAGCCTACCTCAGCATGATCAACATCAGTAGTAAGCATAGAACGGAAAACAACATTTTCTCGCTTTCTGCGATTGCTTTTAAGCTGACCGCCAACATAACCACCTTTATCCTTTGTATTGTCACGCTTAGCTTTAGAAAGTTTTGGGTATTCCTGCACCGTTTCTGTTGTTCGGATAGTGGTTTTAAGTTTTTCACATAAATCATCAAAAGTAATCGTCTTGTTTGACCAGATCTTTGCTTTGCAGCTGTTACCATAGGCAATAGCTAACTTACGCATGATTCTCACCTCCAAACTTTGGTGTTGTTTCCTCGAACTTACTGTTAAAATATCTTACCTTTTGTCTACGTTTTTTTGCTTTTTCAATTTCAATGCCCATGCCGTTAGATATAACGTCACCAAGTACCCATACCTCTTGGCATTTACCCATAAGAATGATATCCATGAAAATGGCAAGATCACGTTCTTTCTTATTGCCATCATCCATAAACTGTGGAAACATGAGATGTGGTGCAAGGGGAATATTACCTTTGTCTAAGGCAAAACGGCAAAATTCCTGTGCTCGCTTGATATTGCCATTTGTATCACCACTATAAGGGGAACAAATATATACCAATGGAAGGAAAGCAGGTTTTGACGCTGCTTTCTCCTCCTTGTCAATATTTGATAAAGCTTGAAAAGGAACTGTATCCATATACCCTTCAGAATTTCTAATATCGACACCCATACTTACACCTCCATCTCAATCTGCGGATAAATATCATCTGCCTTTAGCTGTTCGTAAATGAATAGTCTGCCTTTTTGAGTCCACTTAGTATGAACCTTAGTATGTTCATAACCCTTACTATCCTCGTAAACATGAGTATTTGTTCTCGTATAGCCTTTGCAAGCATATTTTTGATACAAGAGCCAAGTATTACTTTGTTTAAATTGAATACCATTTTTATGAAGATATTCATTCATCCTTCTAGCACTCCATCCATAATCTTTAGCAATAACAGAAATATTTACGGCATCTTTACATTTAAGAACCACATCATAATATGTAGCCTTAGGTTTCATCTCTGCAATTTGCTGTTGTCCAATAGCAAAAGCTGCCTCAAGAGCCTTATTCTTTTCCCGCTCTTCTTTTAAAGCAGTAAATGCAGCAATTGCGACATCCGGGTTAGCAATCAACTCTGCAGTTGCATATAAACCAAACTTACGAATTGATGGAAGAACTTCGCTTGTAACCCAATGCTTAAAGTTTTTAGCCTTTGGCATTTTGCTTGAGAGAATAAGACTGTAAAGCCCTGATTCATTAATGACAATCGTTTCCTTATTTTGATTACCATCAAACAACATCACTTTGGTTCTGTCTTCTTCATCAACATGACGGTTAATATCTCGACTACCATTTTGGTACTTGAGAATCCCTGCTACATCCTTTCCTACAAAATATGGTGTAGCATCAATTAACATTGTTCTTACAGCGCCGAACTCTTCATTTTTATAAATTTGTAATTCCATCAGAATTACCTCCTTAATTTTATTTGGAGGATTGACCTCCTACCTAGTAGCCTTG